AAGATATAAGAATAAACAAATGGCACTCAAGATTGCACTCAACTCTGCTTATGGTGCAATGGGTAATCAGTATTTTAGATTTTATGATATTAGGGTTGCAGAAGCTGTCACATTCGGTGGTCAACTTTCTATTAGATGGATTGAAATTGCACTCAATAAATATATGAATGACCTATTAAAAACTGAAGATGTAGATTATGTTCTTGCATCTGATACTGATTCTGTTTATCTTACATTTGAAACATTAATTGATAAATTAAAGCCTAAAGACCCAGTTAAATTTCTTGATACGATTTGCAAAGATACGATAGAACCATTTATTAATAAGATGTATCAAGAACTTGCAGACTATACAAATGCGTATGAACAGAAGATGGTTATGGGTCGAGAGGTGATTGCAGACAAGGGTATCTGGACTGCAAAGAAACGATACATTCTGAATGTTCATAACTCAGAAGGTGTTCAGTATGCAGAACCTAAACTCAAGATGATGGGTATCGAAGCAGTCAAGTCATCAACACCACAAGTTTGTAGAGACAAGATTAGAGATGCATTGAAACTAATCATTAGTGGAACAGAAAAAGAACTTAACACTTTCATACAGGAATTTCGTAAGGAGTGGTTGGGACTTAAACCAAACCTAATTGCATTTCCAAGATCATGTAATGGATTAGGTAAATGGGCAACAACGAATGGTATTTTCAAGAAGGGTTGTCCAATGCACGTTAAGGGAGCTCTACTTTATAACTTCCAACTCAAGGATAAAAAATTACACAAGAAGTATCCTGAGATTATGGAGGGAGAAAAGATTAAGTTTGTATATTTGAAAAACCCAAATCCATTTCAGACAAATGTATTTACTTTTCTTACAGAGTGTCCTACGGAATTGGAAGTGCAAAAGTATGTAGATTATGAAAAACAATTTGAGAAGTCATATGTTGAACCATTGAAGTTTATTACAAACTCCATCGGTTGGCAGATTGATGAATCATATGGAACACAAACTAACTTATTAGATTTCTTTGGATGAGGTGAATGTTGAAACAGATACACAAAGTTACAGCATCAGAGTTTGTGTCAGAAAGACATTATTCAGCAGTTATGCCTAGTTTGACAAAGTATTTTCTTGGATATTTTTCATCGGAGGAAATGGTGGGAGTTATTACTTTTGGCTGGGGAACAAGGCCAAAACATACAATTAAAAAACTATTTCCTGAACTCGATACAAAAGATTATTATGAAATTGGTAAAATGTGCATGGATGATGCAATGCCCAGAAATAGTGAATCTCAAATGTTGTCAATGGCAGTCAAGTGGTTAAGAGAAAATACAGACATCAAATATCTTTTCACATGGGCAGATGGTATTGTAGGTAAGCCTGGATATGTATATCAAGCTGCAAACTTCCTATATGGTGGATATTCCATAACAGACATTTACGTTACTGAAACTGGCGAGAAAGTACATCCAAGAACTCTACAAGGAATACTACCAAATGAAGAAGGTTTGAAGTATGGTCACAGACCAAATTTTGAACAACTGAGGGATTTGAAATTGAGTAGAGTTAAGGGAAAACAATTTAGATACATTTACCCTATGTCCAAATTCGATAGAAGGCAGTTAAAAAATTCAACAGTTGCCTGGGGATTGAACTATCCAAAAGATGTTGATTTAGAATGGACTGTGAAGGGCCCTGGCGAAACGGAATATGTAAAGACTAAAACTATGCCATTTGAAATGTCAAAAGATATAAAATATAATAAAAAGAATATTAGTAAATATAAAAGTGAATCAAATTTAACACAATTTTTTAATTAAGGAGAACATGGATTCAAAAGAAGTAATAGACCATAGAAATTTTGTAAATAGTGTAACTTCAGATGCAACTGTTAATAGTGAAGCATTTATAGATAGACTTGTAATGTTTCAAGATGGTGATATGAAATGGACAGAGCCACAAAGACTACTTACAGGTGGTATTGGTATTTGTTCTGAAGGTGGAGAACTTTTAGACTTGGTGAAAAAACTACTTTTTCAAGGAAAAGAACCTACACCAGAACTGAGAGAAAAAATTAAACTAGAGCTTGGAGATGTAATGTGGTATGTCCAACAAGTTCTTATTTGGGGAGGATGGAGTTTAGAAGAAGTCCTTGCAGAGAATACTAAAAAATTAGGTGGCAGATACCCTGAAGGGTTTTCTGTTGAGAAATCTGAAAACAGAGAGGATTAATGGATTTAAAACAATTTATAAAGGAGTCAGGAAATGAATATGCCTCAATCGTGGAAGAAGGTGTGGCGGCTGGTGATGTTCATAATTACATCGATACCGGCACTTACTTGTTTAACGCTCTACTTTCTGGTAGCCTGTCTGGTGGACTACCTTCAAACAAAATTACGGCACTTGCTGGAGAAAGTGCGACAGGAAAAACCTACTTTGCATTAGGAGTGGTTAAACAATTTTTAGAATCAAATCCAGATGCAGGAGTATTGTACTTTGAATCTGAATCTGCAATACCAAAAGAATTAATTGTCCAGAGGGGAATTGACCCTAAAAGGATGATAATTCTTCCAGTAATAACCATACAGGAGTTTAGAACACAGGCAATAAAGTGTTTAGATGCATATCTGGAACAGGAAGAACAAAAACCTATGATGATTATATTGGATTCTCTTGGAAATCTATCTACCACAAAAGAACTGGAAGATACTGCAACTGGTTCTGAAACCAGAGATATGACAAGAGCACAAATTATTAAAGCAACCTTTCGTGTCCTGACCCTCAAGTTAGGTCGAGCAAATGTTCCGTTGATAGTGACTAATCATACCTATGATGTGATAGGTGCATATATGCCAACTAAGGAAATGGGTGGTGGTTCTGGACTCAAGTATGCAGCCAGTTCTATCATTTATCTTTCCAAGAAAAAAGACAAGGAAGGAACTGAGGTAGTCGGTAATATTATTCATTGCAAGACTCAGAAATCTAGATTGACAGTCGAAAATAAAATGGTTGATGTTCGATTGGGTTATCATTCAGGAATTGATAGATTTTATGGACTCTTAGAGTTTGGTGAGAAACATGGAATATTTAAAAGAAATGGAAATCGTTATGAAATAAAGGGAAAGATGTTATATGGAAAAACTATCTATGATGAACCAAAAAAATATTTTAATGAACAAGTTATGATGGCTTTAGAATTAGCTGCGAAAAAGGAATTCCTATATGGAGAAGTGGATAAAGACATACCCGAAGATATTCAGTAAAGAAGAATGTGCTGGACTTATAGAATGGTTTGAAATTCTAGATGAAAATAAACAATTAGTACATACCAAACTGGAAGGACATCGTGAGTTTGATGAAGTAAATTTGAATGATTTTCGGGAACAAACATTGAAAATGCAATTAGATGTTTACAAAAGATTCGATGATATTTTAGAAAGATACAAACAAGATGTTAAAATTCATGAAAAGGCCTTACCAGAAAAATCTACATGGGAAGAAATACGAATTAAACGATATAGAACTGATAGAGGCAATTTCTTGGATCATGTTGATGTTGGGGATTCTATTTCTGCAAGGCGTTTTCTGGTATTCTTTGTTTACCTCAATAATGTAGACTTTGGCGGTGAAACAGAGTTTCCAACTTTAGACTTGCAAGTTTCGCCTGAGTGTGGTACAATATTAGTATTCCCTTCAACATGGACTTTTTTACATAGAGGAAATACACCAATATCAAATGACAAATATATTTTAGGGAGTTATAAACATTATGTCTGAATATACACCAATAGAAACAGTAAAACACTCATCAGTAGTTCGTGAAGGTGATGATTCCAAACTCAATGCAATACGGATTGAAGAAGGTAAATTTAAAGGTTTGGTTTACATTTACGAGGATGTTATGATGGGTGAAGAAACGAAAGGGGGTGGGATGAACCTACACTTTACATTGAAGCCTGCTCAATGGAAAAATAATAATCATTTAACCAATGAACAAGAATTTCATCAAATCGCAGGGGATATTCTTGTATCATGTTTAGAAAAAGGATTGAAAGAAGATAATGAATTTGAAATCATCTACAGAGACAATGATTCTAGGTCACTTGATGACCAACGAAGAGTACACAAGGAAAGTCTTACCCTTTCTGAAGATTAAATATTTTGAGGGTAAAGAGCACCAAATAGTTTTTGATGAGATAGATAAGTTTGTAGATAAGTATAGTGAACTACCAACAAAAGAAGCCATAATAATCCAGATTGATAAACGAACTGATTTAAATGAGGAAGTATGGAAAACAACTCAAGACCTAGTAGAAGGATTAGCTCATGAAGAAACAGACCCGAAATGGTTGGTGGACACAACCGAACAATACTGTAAAGACAGAGCTCTCCACTTGGCAGTCCTTGACGGAATTAGTATTATTGGGGGGAATGATAAAGATAGGAATACTACTGCTCTTCCTGACATTCTTTCTGATGCTCTTTCTGTTAGTTTCGATATGTCTATCGGTCATGATTATATTGATAACGCCACAGATCGTTTTTCATTTTATCATACGAAAGAAGAAAAGATTCCATTTGACCTCAAATACTTTAATGATATAACAAACGGTGGACTTCCTAACAAAACCTTAAATATTGTAATGTCAGGTACAGGAGTAGGTAAGACCCTATTCATGTGTCATCATGCAGCTAATGTTCTT